TTGTAAGTTTGTTTCCCAAACGAATGACTCTTTCAAACTAAATAACCAAAGCAATTAATTGGCGTAAACCCGCCGGGATTCACTTTGCCTGAATAAAGGAAAATCACATGCTGAATAAATTATCTGATACCACTAAGCCTGGTTCCTATATCGAACTCGATATGATGCTGAATGATGCGCGTCGCGAAGAACGCCGCGGTCGTGCTGATCTCATGATATCCCGCCTTAACATCTTGGCCTCGAAAATTCGCCGGGAAGAATTAACCCATGTCGAAGCTGCCGAGCTACTTAATCAGGAAGCAGAAAAAATCCAGGCACAGACTGAGGAGGCACATTAATGGCTGACTCAATGGACATCGTACAGCAGCGCACCGATGAAATGCTGGCTCGTAACATCGCCAATATCGTCAATCGCGCGCCTGCTATAAGCGCCTCATTTTGTGAAGACTGTGATGCCCCAATTCCTGAAAAGCGTCGCCGCGCGTATCTGGGTGTAACTCGCTGTGTTCCCTGCCAGGAAATTGAAGAACATCGCAATAAACACCGGCAGGGTAATGCCTGATGCATGAGGAATTTGCTTACCCGTGGAATGCTCCACGGGAAGCCATCGCCAGCCCCTATCCCACCTATGAGGAAATTCACAGCCGTAGTCAGATGATTGCGGCTTTAGTGCGTGCGCAGGAATTACTCGAAAAGCAGCCGACTCTGATACAGCTCGACGTAAAACACCGCGTCAGTGATCTGGAAAAGACACAGGGAACAGCCCGCGCCAATGCGTACTTAACCAAAACATTTGTTGAGCGCACATTGCCACGCGTTGAAACCGTTAACGCTCAATATCGTGTCAGCGTCATGAAGGGGAGCACATTAAATTTACTCGGGGATAACGCAACTGAGCGTGACAACACGGCTGTAGCAGGTGGTCAGCTTTTCAATCTAATGCGCCGCTTCAACCGACTGCCTGACATGGCGCGCGCCGACGTCGATCTACTGGCCGGGGATGTTGCTAATTTCATCCTCGCCGAGCTGGTGCAGGCACACGCGCAAGCCAGCGACGAGTCAGATTACAAATACACGCACCGTGTTTACATGACCGCTGCCACCATCACCCGCGAGCTGAGCCAGACGCCTCCACTGTGGGAAAAGGTCACGTCGCGCCTTTTTGACCCGGAGGAAGTTACTCCGGCAATCCTGCGTATGCAGAAGGAAAAATGGTGGAAAGGCAGGCTGCGTCGCGTCGCCGCATCATGGCGTGAACATCTCCAAATCGCACTGGCAAAAGTCAGCAAAAAGCATACCCCCTATGCCAGCAGCATGACCGTTTCAGAGTGGCGCGAGCAGAAGCGCCGCACCCGTGAGTTTCTGAAGGGAATGGAGCTGGAAGACGAAGAAGGCAACCGCATCAGCTTGATCGAGAAATACGACGGCAGTGTAGCCAATCCGGCGATTCGCCGCTGCGAGTTGATGACCCGCATTCGCGGCTTCGAAAACATCTGCAACGAGATGGGCTTTATCGGCGAGTTCTACACCCTGACCGCCCCCGCGCGCTATCACGCCACAATCAAAACCGGGCATCGTAACCGTAAATGGAACGGTGCCAGTCCGGCCGACACGCAGCGTTATCTCTGCAGCGTCTGGCAGAAAATCCGCGCCAAGCTGCACCGCGAAGAAATCCGCATCTTCGGGATACGCGTTGCTGAGCCTCATCATGATGCGACCCCGCACTGGCACATGCTCATGTTTATGCGCCCGGAGCAGGCTGAGCGCGTGCGCGAGATTATGCGCGACTACGCCTGGCAGGAAGACGGCAGCGAACTGACAACCGAAAAAGCCCGTAAGGCCCGTTTTCACGCCGAGGCTATTGACCCGGAGAAAGGCAGCGCGACGGGTTACATTGCTAAATACATTTCCAAGAATATCGATGGCTACGCGCTGGACGGCGAGACGGACGACGAAAGCGGCAAAGACCTTAAGGAAACCGCCTCGGCCGTTTCTGCCTGGGCGGCGCGATGGCACATCCGTCAATTTCAGTTTGTGGGCGGTGCGCCGGTCACGGTTTACCGCGAACTGCGCCGCATGGCTGACTGCGAAACCGCGCACGGACTTAGCGTCGAGTTTGCGGCAGCGCATGATGCAGCCGACTCAGGCGACTGGGCCGGATACGTTAACGCGCAGGGAGGCCCGTTCGTGCGCCGTGACGAGCTGGCCGTGCGCACATGGTATCAGGCAAGCGAAGACGTGAATGAGTATGGCGAGGAAACCGTGCGCATTAAGGGCGTTTATGCAACCAAAGTTGGCGACGACACGCCGATCTTAACCCGTCTGATGCAATGGAAGATTGTTCCGAAACGTGCCGTTGATTTGGGTATTGAATTTAAGGACGCGTCCGCGTCCTCTCGGAGTTCTGTCAATAACTGTACGGAGCCAACAGGCTCTGAAGCAGCTATCGATTTCACAAAGCCCCCTACTCGCGCCGAGCGAAGAAGGATTATTAAGCGATTAAGAGAAAAGCCAGCGCAGGAGCAACCTGAGCCGGACAAATACCCACCTGAAGTTAGTCATTGCACAGAACGGAAGGCGTTGAAAAAGAGTTTCTTCGAGATCTCCAGGTTAACACTGTCCGACGGCGAAGCTGTGCGCATGATGAAAGGCTATACAATCAAGGTTGGGGAGCTTTCTTACTGGAGCGGTACAAGTGGCTATCTGTTCCATAGACGGAACAAGAATCCTACTCCCTTAAAAAGATTTAATGTTCTTGCGAAAAAAAGCGGCATACATGTGCCTGATTAATAAAACGGCAGTCGGACTAATCTGAGCCGCACGATTCTTTACGATTCCAAAACGCCATGATACTGTTTATGCATACAGTATATTTTGACTAGAAGGAGTTAATCATTTGATGGACATAGATAATCTAAGCGAGACGGTTGCACGCATCCAGTTTATTGCTGACGTATCACTGATCGCACACTGCAAAGAAGATGAATTAAAAATGGCACTGTCGATGATCAGCGACCTGGCAGGGACAATCGACACATCTGTTTTCGAAGCTGCCATATACCGCCAGGCTGAATGATTAATTGCCCCTTCCCTACCGTTCACTAGCCACCTTTCAGGTGGCTTTTTGCTTCTGCATCAAAGTGCATATGCTTGCATGAATCCGCATGATCCAAATTGGATCGCTTAGCGTGTGTGAGGCCGGTGCTGGCGCGTTCAGAGGTAACACATGCACCTGCATGAAAAGCGATGCATAAAGCGGGCAGGCGTGGCGGGGATAGCATTGCGCGCTCGAAGCTCAATAATGTATCTTATTAGATGTTAACTGAAAATTTAATTATATGAGGAATATGTCATGGATGAATTTAAAGGATTTATGTTCAATAATTATAGAAGCATCGGAAATGATTCAGTTGCCATTTATCCGTTGAAAAAAATGAATTTCATCATAGGGCAAAATAATATTGGAAAATCTAATATTGTAAGATTTCTAAATGAAAAACTAAGAAAAATACATGCAAACATTGGCATTAAAGGTTATAAATTAGATTATTCAGAGGTCGATTACAATTACCCTAACGGGAAGAATAATGAGGTTAGGGTTGGTTTCCCACTGGAAGTTTCAAAAATTGATGATTACATCTCAAGCTTAATCAATAATGAGTGGCAACACCATTCTTCTTATAATAGAAGCGGTAACATTTTCATGTGTTATCAGCGCTTATTAAATAGCTACTACTTCAAAAGAAGCAATCAAGACGCAATTTGGTTTGAATATATATTCAACCGTGCAGAAAACCGTTTCGAGTTAAACGTCGATATTGATGAATTGAAAAAAATCATTCCTTCTGAAAACGATTGGAATTCGATGTTAAATGGTTTGGGCCCTCGCCAAAACATTCGTTTCTCAGCAGGATTCGAATTAACCATAAGTTCAGTGATGACTCAACTTGCATTCAAGCCTAATAACATCCCAGAAAGTATAGTAGTTCCGGCTATACGTAGAATTGGAGATAGCAAGGGTACTGACATAGACTTTGGTGGCAATGGAATAATACAACAGTTAGCTAAACTTCAAAACCCACAACACTTAGATCAAGCTGCAAAAGTAAAATTCAATCAAATTAATCAATTTGTGAAGAATGTTTTAGAGCGTGAGGATGCGCAAATTGAAATTCCTTACGAAAGAGACATGATTCTGGTTCACATGGAAAATAAAGTATTACCTCTCGAATCTTTAGGAACAGGAATCCATGAGGTTATTATTCTGGCAGTGGCTGCTACAGTAGTTGAAAATAAGATCGTGTGCATTGAGGAGCCAGAATTACATTTACACCCTTTACTACAAAGAAAGCTTCTGAAGTATATTTCTGAAAAAACCAATAACACCTATATTCTTACGACGCATTCCGCCCATCTGCTAGACATGGTGGAATCAGAAATTTTTCACATTTACAAAAAAGATGATAATTTTTTAATTGATGCAGTATCTAACCGAAGTCGTAGAAGTCAGGTGTGCAAAGACCTTGGCTTCAGGGCCTCAGACATTTTACAAGCCAATTGCATTATTTGGGTAGAAGGCCCCTCAGATAGAATTTATTTAAATTACTGGATTTCATTAAAAGACCGAGATTTAATTGAAGGAATACATTACTCTGTCATGTTTTATGGCGGTAGGCTTGCATCTCATCTCACTGCTGATGACTACGCTGATGATAATAAATCAAGCAACTCCGAATTCATATCTCTTTTATCTTTGAATAGAAATTCAGCAATCCTACTTGATAGTGATAAATCGAGCCAACAATCAAGGGTTAATGATACGAAAAAAAGATTAATTGAAGAGCTTGATCGTTCTCATGGTTATGCTTGGCTAACTGCTGGTAGAGAAATTGAAAACTACCTATTAGCTGACAATGTGGAAGATTGCATTAAAAGGATTCACCCTAAAAGTGCAAGTCATATTCTTGGTAAGGGACGATGGGATAACACTTTAGTCTTTGAGCATCAAACAAAGAATACCACAAATAAAAACCATACCGCTGACAAGGTTGCAGTTGCCAAACTTTACATATCATCCTATGAACCTGATTTCACTGTATTGGACTTAAATGAAAAAATATCCGGACTGGTTAAATTCATACACAACTCAAACTAAAATAATGGGGCATAATAATGCCCCTACTTTTAGTCTAGTTTATAGTTGATAAAAGATATTACCTCTTGGTTTATCCAGTTATTTATCTCCTTCATCCTCTCTTGCAGCGGCGTCAGTTCATTCCTCACAAACACCTGCGCCGCCTTAACCGCATCACCAAAACCACCAGTATTATCCGGGATAATCCCCATCATCTGCGGCGGCACACGGTGCGCACTTAGCAGGTCGTCACGGCTGGCTTTCTTGATGTTGAAAAAGTCATCACGCGTTGCCACTTCACTCAGCGGCAAAATCTTAATTCCGTCCGGCTTGCCGTTAGGCGCATACATAAACAGGTTGCGGAAGTTACCGATCCCTTTTGTGTCACGCATGGCCTGTCGCATACGCTCAATGTCGCTGCTGCTCTGCGCCGCGTCGGTCATGTAGAGAATGTACCCGGCGTGCGCGCCGTTCTGGTAATACTTGCGGCGGAACAGCGTCGCCGACTCATTCAGCCAGGCCGAGTTAAGCGCGCTGAGATATTCCGGCAGGCCATACAGCTCCTGATTAATATCCGGTTCGATAAGGTGGAACACCTGATCTGTATCGAACTGGTGTGCCTCTTTCCATTCCCCCACAAACCAGTACACGCCATCTTCGACGCCGCGCCGCGTGTATTTTGCCGGTGAGGTTTCCAGTCGCAGTGGCTGACCGAGCGTGTTGCGGCGAAGTTCGGCAAAGGCGTTGCCGAATACCAGATAATCCAGCGCAAACTTGCTGAACTCCTGCTGGCTCAGCAGCGGATGCGGGATAAAGGTTGAAGCCAGAATGTTGCGCTTCACGTACAGCGGTGAGCTGTGATGCACCGCTGAGCGCAGGCTTTTCGCCAGCCCGTGAAAGCTGACCGGCGGCTCGTACCAGCGCCCGTTATGAATGCATTCGGTGTAATCCATAATATCGCGCTTATCCAGTACCGCCGTTGGCTCGCCGAAGCTGAACGCCTCGAACGGCTGATGCGCTGCCGGTGAAGGTTGGGATTGGGCGGTGAATGCCCTGCGGTCTTTACGTTTGCTCATCAGTAAAATTCCATGAATGAAGGGTTATCGCCGCCGCTGGCAGCGGTGAGCGGTTCGTTAAGCAGTGCGTGCATAATTGCCCAGGCTACGTCGGCGTGGCTGGCTTCTTCGCTGCGGCTGGCTTCGTAGGTTGAACGGTTGCCGCTGGCGGTCATCGTTTTGCGGATCGCCATAAACGACTGTGTGATATCCGTCTGGCCTGCGTCGTATTCGAGTCGCCCGCTGCTGATGGTGTCTTTCGCTTTCAGCACCATTGCGGTTTTCACTTCGGGCGAGTATTTGATTTCGCGCGCTGCCGGGAAGAACTGGCGAACAAGCTGAAACACGCCCTGACCGATGCCGGTCGCATCCACGCCGATGTATTCCACGGTGTATTTTTCGGTGAGCTGCTTTATCGACTGCGCCTGTGCGGCGAAGTCCATGCCTCGCCACTGATGGCGCTCCAGCACGCGGAATTTGCCGCCCTTCACCAGCGGCGGCGCGATTACCGCACATCCGGCGCTGTCGCCGGTATGCGAGGGATCGTATCCAATCCACACCGGGCGATAGTCAAATGGGCGCAGCGCGTACGGGTTGAAGTCCGTCCATTCTTCGAGGCTGTCGACCATGCAGGTCTGCAGCTCGGCGAACGGGAACACGCTGGCTTCATCATCGACAAATTCACACATCAGCAGGTTCTGATACTCCGACGGGCTGTATTCGAGCTGCAGCTGATCGATATCGAACAGGTTGCAGCCGCCGGTCAGCGCATCCTCAACCGTGACAATCTGCCGCCACTGCCCGTCTCCGCACAGCGCGCCTTTCGCCAAGTGTGAATGCGAGAGATCCAGTTCGATGCGGTCATCTTTGTTACGGCGCCCTTTGTTGAACAGCTCGCCAGACCAGAACGGATAAGCACTGTGCGACAGGCTCGACGGCGTGGAAAAATAGGTTGTGCGCCACTTCTTGTGCAGCGACATGCCGCTGGCAACTTTGCGCAGCTCCTGAAACTTCGGTATCCAGAAATATTCATCCAGGTACAGATTGCCGGTGTAGCTCTGCGCAGTGCGCACGTTGGTGCCGAGAAAAATCAGGCGCGCGCCGTTGGGCAGCACAATCGGATCGCCTTTCAGGTCAACATCTACCTGACGGGCAAAGTCGAGAATGTAGTTTTTGAAGACGTGCGCCTGCGCCTTGCTCGCTGATAAGAAAATCTGGTTTCGCCCGGTGGTAAGTGCATCGATCAGCGCCTCGCGTGCAAAGTAGAACGTTGCGCCAATCTGGCGAGATTTGAGGATATTGCGGATGCGGTGCGCGAGTCCGGCCTGATGCCAGCCGAGCTGGTACGCAAAGCAGCTATCCATAAACAGGCCGGTGAGTTTGCCGGTCTGCTCGTCGCTGAAAACGTTTTTAATTACCGGCTGACGCTCGCCCTTGTTGCGGTTGCGCACGTTGGGATTGAGATCCGCCTCGTTGCCGCTGCTGCGGTAGCGTTCGACGCGCGCCAGCCGTTCAATCTGACGGCCTAGCGCGTCTATCTCCTTGTAATCACCGTTCCCCTTAACCTCTTTCATGATGAGCTGAATCAACCGCGCTTCCATGCTGGCTTCCACGCGACTGATGGGCGCGATGCTGTCCCATTCGTCGCGCAGCTTCCAGCTCTGCACGGTCGGCGTTTTCTGTCCGAGCGTCTCCGCAATCTGGCGCACGGAAAATCCCTGCCAGTAAAGCAGCGCAGCCTGACGGCGCGGATCGCTGATGATGGTGCCGGGTGTCATGTTCATGCCGGTAAGGCTACCGGTGGCAAATGGGGCGCGCCTGCACTCGCTGTTTGCTGATGCATGAGCGGGCGGGCATGCGTTGAGGGATTGGGTGGCGGCGGTGAAACTGACCCCGAACCGAACCAACCCACTGACCGGAGCCTGATTAATGGCAACTAAAGCAAAGCGTTTCCGCATCGCTGTGCAGGGCGCAACCACCGACGGCCGCGAAATTTCCCGCGACTGGATTTCGCAGATGGCGAAAAATTATGACCCCACCGTCTACGGTGCGCGCGTCAATATGGAGCACATCAAAGGCTATGCCGCCGACAGCACGTTCCGCCGCTTTGGTGACGTAACGAAGGTCGAAGCCGAGGAAATCACCGAAGGGCCGCTGGCGGGCAAGCTGGCGCTGTTTGGCTATATCGATCCCACCCCTGAGCTGGTCGAGCTGACTAAAGCACGCCAGAAGGTTTACACCTCCATTGAAGTGAACCCGAAATTCTCCGACACCGGCGAAGCCTATCTGATTGGTCTGGCCGTGACCGACGATCCGGCAAGCCTCGGCACGGAATACCTGAGCTTCAGCGCCACCGCCAAAGCCAGCCCGCTGGCCTCCCGCAAGCAGGACAAAGAGAACCTGTTTACTGCCGCCGAAGAAACCCTGATCGAGTTTTACGACGAAGCCGACGCAGGCCCGTCGCTGCTGTCCCGCGTGAAAGAGCTGTTTACCCGCAAAGAAAATAACGACGACGAGCGCTTTAGCGACGTGAGCGCGGCGGTAACTGCCGTCGCGGAGCAGGTGCAGAAGAACGGCGAAACCCATTCGCAGCAGGTGGCCGCGCTGGAAAAAACCTTTTCCGATCGCCTCGCTGCGCTGGAGCTGGAAGCCGGTAAAGACCGCGAAGCGCTGAGCACCCTGCAGGAGACGCTGGCGAAAACTGACGGCGGCTTTAACCGACGACCGCCTGCGACCGGCGGTGACAACAAAGGCAGCGTGCAGACCGACTGCTGATAAGTCCGGCCTGAGAAAACCCGATTACTGATTAACAGGAGCGCCAATGCGCAAGAATACCCGCTTTAAATTTAACGCCTACATGTCCCGCGTCGCCGAGCTGAACGGCGTAGAAATCGACGATATGAATAAGAAATTCAGCGTTGAGCCGTCCGTTACGCAGAAGCTGATGACTCGTGTGCAGGAGTCGTCCGCGTTTCTGACCCGCATCAACATCGTGCCGGTGCCGGAAATGAAGGGTGAAAAAATCGGCGTCGGCGTGTCCGGCTCGATTGCCAGCACTACCGATACCGCTGGCGGCGACGAGCGTGAAACCGCTGATTTCTCTTCTCTCGACAGTCAGGGTTATGAGTGCGCGCAGGTCAACTTCGATTTCCACATCCGCTATAACACGCTTGACCTGTGGGCGCGCTACGACGATTTCCAGACGCGTCTGCGCGATTCCATAATCCAGCGACAGGCGCTGGACCGCATCATGATCGGCTTTAACGGCACGCACCGCGCTAAAACCTCCAACCGCGCCGCCAACCCGATGCTGCAGGACGTGGCGGTGGGCTGGCTGCAGAAGTACCGCAACGAAGCGCCGAGCCGCGTGATGAGCAAAATCACGGAGGAAGACGGCACGGTGATATCACCCAAAATCCGCGTGGGCAAAGACGGCGACTACGCCAACCTCGACGCGCTGGTGATGGACGCCACCAACAACCTGATCGAGCCGTGGTATCAGGAAGACCCGGAGCTGGTCGTCATCGTGGGCCGCCAGTTACTCGCCGACAAGTATTTCCCGATTGTGAACAAAGACCAGGCGAACACCGAGCAGCTTGCCGCTGACGTCATCATCAGCCAGAAGCGTATCGGCAACCTGCCAGCGGTGCGCGTGCCGTACTTCCCCGCTAACGCCATGATGATCACCCGCACCGATAACCTGTCAATTTACTGGCAGGAAGGTACGCAGCGCCGCCACATCGAAGAGGTGCCAAAGCGTGACCGCATCGAAAATTACGAATCCGCTAACGAGGATTACGTGGTGGAAGACTACGCGGCGGGCTGCGTGATTGAAAACATCGAGCTGGGTGATTTCAGTGAACCGGCAGCAGCCACCACCGAAACCCCGGCAGCGGGAGAGTAACGCATGAAGAGTCCCGCCCGCCGTCACCGGATGCGCGTCCAGGCCGAAACCGAATCGCAGCGGGATGCGAACCCGCTGCGCCACGCCACCGGCTATGAGCAGATGCTCGTGAAACTCAACGAGGACAAGCGCCGCCTGAAGAAAGTCCACTCGGTAGAGCGCAAGGCTGAGCTAAAGCGCCAGCTCCTGCCCGACTACCTGCCGTGGATTGCAGGCGTGATGAACAGCGGGCGCGGCGCGCAGGATGCCATCGTGATGACCGTCATGATCTGGCGACTGGACACAGGCGACGTAACCGGCGCGCTCGAAATAGCCCGCTATGCGTTGCAGCACGGTCTGGTGCCACCCGACGGATTCAAGCGCGACAGCCTGCCGTATCTGCTGGCCGAAGAAGTGGCCTGCGCCGCGACACGCGCCTGGACGGCAAAAGAGGCGGTCGATATTGCGCCGCTGCTTGAAACCATCCGGCTGACCGACGCCGAAGATATGCCCGATCAGGTGCGCGCCAAGCTGCACAAAATCGCCGGGTATGTTTATCGCGATTCGGGCGGGACTCTGGAAGCCATGCACCACCTGAAACGCGCGCTGCAGCTTAACGAGGGCTGCGGCGTGAAAAAAGACATAGAGCGGCTGGCGACTGCCATGAAAAAGCAGGCGCAGGCCAGCCGCTGACCGGACGCGACCCCGCGCAGGGCGGCAGGACGGCAACGCACTTTCAGTGCCTGTGCCGTCCTCCACCGCCCACCTATTTCTGAGGCCAACTATGAGCACGCTGGTAATTGCAGCACAGCGACCGGCAGAGACTGCCGAGCCGCCGGTAAAGAACACCTTTTTCTGGCCTGATATCGACCTGCAGCAGCTGCGCGAATCACTGCGCTACGAGGGAACCGTCACCGCGCAGCGCCTGCGGCTGGCGGTGAAAACGGCGATTAGCGAAGTGAACGCCGAGCTGTACGACTGGCGCGCCGACCAGATGGCGGCGGGCTTCAAAATGCTCGCTGACGTCCCGGCGGAAGCGCTGGACGGCGTAAGCGAAAAAATCACGCACTACCTCGCCGCCGTCGAGGCGATCACCGCCGCCACCATTGCCGAGCGCTATCGCGGCTATGACGCCAGCGGCACGAAGAAGGCCCGAGACGTTGAAGCAAGCGCCGACGAATACTGGCGCGACGCGCGGTTCAGCATCAGCCGCGTCGGTGAGCGCCCTAACTGCATCGTGAGCCTGCTGTGACGCGGGTTTACGCGCTGCAGGGCGATACCGTCGACGATATCTGCTACCGCCATTACGGGCGGACGGAGCAGGTAACGGAATCGGTCTTTGATGCTAACCCCGGCCTCGCCGACGCCGGGCCGATACTGCCGCACGGCTGGCCGGTCGTTCTGCCTGAGCTGCCGGAATCGTCAACGGGTGAGACCGTTAACCTTTGGGACTGAATCATGAATATCACGATGGAGCGCATCAGCGCCTTTATCACCTACAGCATTGCCGTGGTGATGGGCTGGCTCGGTAAATGGGATTTGCAGGACGTGGCGACGATCCTCGGCATGGTGCTCGGCGTCGGCATGTTTCTGGTGAGCTGGTATTACCGGCGCAAAACCTACCAGCTTTTTGCAACAGGCCGCATCAGCCGGAGTGACTATGAATCTGCAAACCGTTAAGCGCTGTTCGGTGGGCGTGGTGCTGGCGATTGCCGCCACGCTGCCGGGCTTTCAGCTGCTGCACACCTCGGTTGAGGGACTGAAACTCATCGCCGATTACGAAGGCTGTCGCCTGAGTCCGTACAAGTGCGACGCGGACAAATGGACGGACGGCATCGGCAACACCGTCGGCGTGGTACCGGGCAAAACCATCACCGAACGGCAGGCGGCAGGAACGTTTATCGCTAACGTGCTGCGCACGGAAAAAGCGTTAGCGAGTTGCCTGTTCGTGAAGGTGCCGCAAAAGGTGTATGACGCCGTGGTGTCGCTTGCCTTCAACGTCGGCACGGGCAATGCCTGCAGCTCAACGATGGTGACGCTGCTGAACCAGAGCCGCTGGCGCGAAGCCTGCTATCAGTTGCCGCGCTGGGTATACGTGAAAGGCGTGTTTAATCAGGGGCTGGATAACCGCCGCGTGCGCGAGATGGCATGGTGCCTTAAGGGGGCGCTGTGATCCGCATTACGGGAACGCTTCTAGCCGTGGCGCTGCTGGCGCTTGCGCTAACCGGCTGGCGCTGGTCGGTTGCCAGCGATGAACTGGCGAGTGCGCAGCGGGTTATCGGCACCCTGTCCGCCGGTATCGAGAGCAGGGATAAAGCCATCACCCGGCTTAAAACTGAAAACAACGAAGGGCAAAAGCGCGAAGCCACGCTGCGGCTGATGCAGGGCAAAGCCAGCGCCGGAGCGCTGACGCGAGAAGCACACATACAGAGGGAAACCGATGCACACCCGATACTCCGTGACTGGTCTGTTACTGCTTTGCCTGACGATGTTATCAGGCTGCACACCCGCCCCGCCTTCACCAGCGCCAGAGATTATCTGGATTGGCTGTCCGCGCGTGACAAGCTGCCCGGTGCCGGGAAATAGCCTTAGAACGGCGGGCGATCTGGCAGCGGACAATCGCCAGCTTGAGGCGGCGCTCGCCTCCTGCGGGCTGCAGGTCGAAATCATTAAAGAGTGCCAGGAGCAACACGATGCTGAAACCCCAACAACTCCGTAAGGCGCTGACCGCCAGTGTGCCGCTGCTGCAGCGCAACCCTGACAGCCTGAATGTGTTCATCGATAGCGGGCGTATCGTGTCAACGCTCGCCACCTCGCTGTCGTTTGAGTATCAGTACCGGCTGAACATGGTGATCACTGATTACACTGGCGATATCGATTTGCTGATCGTGCCTATGCTGGAATGGCTGCGGGTGAATGAACCTGACATCATGGCGACCAAAGACAAGCAGCAGAACGGCTTCACGTTCAAGGCGGACGTGATCAGCGATACCGCGAGCGACATCAGTATTGACCTGCAATTAAGCGAGCGGGTGATCGTCAAGCGCGTGGGTGATGAACTGCACGTTAAACACGTTGGCGAAAATCCATTGCCGGAGAACGATACGCGGCCCGTGCAGCTCTATGCTGGCGGTGATTTGGTTAGCGAGTGGCGAACATGAGTGACTTACAACTGGTCAATGACCGGCTGAATGCGTTGATTGGCAACCTTTCGCCGTCTTCACGTAAAGAGATGGCGCGCAACATCGCTAAGAAGCTGCGCGCCAGCCAGCAGCAGAATATCAAACGCCAACAGGCACCGGACGGCACACCCTTCAAGCCACGCAAGGCACAGCCTATACGCAGCAAAAAGGGCCGGGTTAAGCGAGAGATGTTCGCCAAACTACGCACCGCGAAATACATGAAAGCACAGGCAACCTCAAATGAGGCTGCAATTGAGTTTACTGGTCGTGTGCAACGTATGGCGCGGGTGCATAATTACGGGCTTCGGGATCGGCCGTCACGAAATGGCAAAGATGTGCAGTATGAGGCTCGTCCATTATTAGGAGTTAGCCCTAAAGATATTGATATCATTCAAGACGTAATTATCCTCACACTGCAGCATCATTAGAAAATCACCCTTTAGGTTTTAATGATGATATGAAATTAGCCATTTGTTCAATTCCGTCAAAGGTGGAAGGTATTTTATCCTCTGACGCCATTATATTTGAAAATATAACATCCTCAAATTTTGCCAATAGCTGAGGGTTTTTTGCGCTTATTCCTTCTGAGTACTCGGAATATCGTTGAATAAATCGACAAAGACTTTTGCGCAACTCAATCTGCATAATTTGGGCACGCACCGACGAGTAATTCCCGAGCGTAACTCTAAAATAATATATCATTATTAGTGTAATGCTAGCACCAGGAATGATCTTGACAAGATCCATTGGTTTTTCGAATGTTGTATTCATTGTATTATAAAAAAATGCTTGTGCGATAATTAATGCGGGAATCAATATTCCAATTGACAACATCGCCATCCGTGACCAAAATAGTTCTTTTACTTTAATACGTCCCAACTTAGCAAAACCTGCATGTAAACCTACAAAATTATACGAATCTTGTTGATTAGTAAGTATAGCATTAAGGGAAATTACTTTATCCTCTTTTAGTTTTAATTCTTCATCCCATTTTCCTTTAAGATCCTCAGCTTGTTTTTTAACAGCACTGAAGTTCCTAATAGCCTTAAGCCCGTCCTCATTATATAATGTTTTAAACATCGATAATGTCATTTGATTCATAGCATAGTTAATTTGTTCTCTAGCAACTTCCTCAAAACTATCAATCCGCTCAGTGGCGAATTTTCTTATCGCCCTAGATTCCATAGTCATATCTCCAGGTGTGCTTATATACTTCTCAATGAAGAATCTATACAAGGAAGAAAAGACAGCATCGACATTTGTCTTATTCATGGTTTCTTGTGCTAATTCCATCTTAAAAACATCACCGAAATAGGAAATATTTATCTGAGTCCCTTCGTCCCAATCTTTAGGTGACGATATTATGTAATCAATTATTCTAGTAATGTACTGATTACGTTCTTGCTCGAAACTGTTATCAGGCTCTAGCCTTGTCACTGCTCTGCGATAGTTAGTCAAAAGTCTTTTGTTTTCATCATTATCAAAAAATGCATTCATTAATATCACGTCCTTTTAGTGATTTTCAGTTTTGTCTATAGGCCAGCAAACAAGCTTTATTATAAGAATTAATATCAACAGTTCATTATGAACATTATGAACGAAAAAATCAGCGAAATCCTGCGCCTGCTGCGCAACCTAATCCGCATTGGCACCGTATCCGCCGTAAAACTGGACGATGGGTTATGCCGCGTGAATACAGGAAATAACACTACCGACTGGCTTCACTGGCTGTCTGCGCGTGCGGGGAAAACCCGCTCATGGAATGCGCCATCGGTCGGCGAGCAGGTGCTCGTTTTATGTCTCGGCGGTGAACTCGATACCGGGTTTGTACTGCCGGGGATCTTTTCTGATGACAACCCCGCCCCATCCGCATCTGCTGACGCCCTGCACTGGTCGTTCCCTGACGGCGCGGTGATTGAGTACGAGCCGGAAACCGGTGAGCTGAAAGCAACCGGCATACAAACCGCAACCATTAAGGCGGCGGTAAAAATCCTGCTGAGTACGCCAGAGGTTGAATGTTCGGCGCACCTGAAAGCCAAAACGTTTGAATTTTCAGAGGGCGGAAAGATGACCGGCAATGTCGAGCACAGTGGCGGTAAGTTCGATTCGAACGGCGTTGTTGTGGATGACCACGATCACGGCGGCGTGCAGCGCGGCGGAAGCAGAACGGATGGCCCTGAATGACGGCAGCAAAATATATCGGCATGAACCGGGAGACCGGTGAGGCGCTTAACGACCTCGACCATATCCGCCAGTCAGTGCGCGACATTTTGTTAACGCCGCTCGGCTCCAGGGTGATGCGGCGCAAATATGGCTCGCTGCTGTCGGCGCTGACTGACCAGCCGCAAAACGAATCGCTACGCCTGCAGATTATGTCCGCCTGTTATATGGCGATCCTGCAGTGGGAGCCGCGGGTAAAACTCACCGGCATCAATTTCAATTCTGATTTCAACGGCGGCATGGTGGTTGAGCTGACCGGCAACCGCGCCGACACGACGCAACCTTTTTCCTTAACCGTTCCTGTGAGCTGAGAACATGGCAACTATCGACCTGAGCCAGCTACCCGCGCCCGATGTGGTGGAAACGCTGGACTATGAAACCCTGCTGGCCGAGCGCAAAGCCACGCTGATTTCGCTTTACCCGGAAGAACAGCGTGCCGCTATCGCCCGCACGCTGTCGCTTGAATCTGAACCCATCGTGAAGCTGCTGCAGGAAAATGCGTATCGTGAAGTGATTCTGCGCCAGCGTATCAACGAAGCGGCTAAGGCGGTGATGGTGGCTTACGCACTTGACGACGACCTCGACCAGCTCGGTGCGAATAATGGCGTTGAGCGCCTGACCATTACATTGGCAGATGAAACGACCATCCCGCCCACGGCGGCGGTGATGGAAAGTAATGATGATTTTCGCGCCCGTATCGCCGCTGCATTTGAAGGCTTAAGCGTTGCCGGGCCGACTGGCGCATATGAGTATCACGCCAGAAGCGCTGACGGCAGAGTGGCAGATGCGTCCGCCATCAGTCCATCGCCCGCCGTTGTTACGGTAACTGTGCTGGCGCGCGAGGGAAATGGCACCGCTGCCGACGACCTGCTGGCGGTGGTGGATGCCGCGCTGAACGATGAGAACGTGCGCCCGGTGGCTGACCGCGTAGGCGTGCAGTCGGCGGAGATTGTTGATTACGCCATCGAAGCTGAGCTTTATCTCTATCCGGGGCCGGAGGCTGAACCCATCCGGGCGGCATCAGAGGCAAAGCTTGCGGCCTACGTGACGGCACAGAAACGGCTGGGGCGTGATATTCGTCTGTCGGCGCTGTATGCGGCTATCCACGTTGAGGGCGTGCAGCGCGTAAATCTGATTCAGCCTGTCGCTGACGTGGTGCTGGACAAGACGCAGGCGGCATATTGCACCGGCTACACGCTGACCGTGGGAGGTTCGGATGAGTGATCGCCTGCTGCCTACCGGCTCGTCTTCGCTGGAGATTGCCGCCGCTGAGGCGCTGGCGAGCCTAAGCACTATGAACGTGCCGCTGCGCCAGCTTTGGAACCCGCAGACCTGCCCGGTGCCATTGTTGCCGTATCTGGCGTGGGCATGGTCGGTTGACCGCTGGGATTCTGGCTGGAGTGAATCAACCAAGCGCGCCGTTGTTACTGCCGCACGGTACGTGCATCGCCATAAAGGAACCATCGGCGCTATCCGTCGCGTGGTTGAGCCGCTGGGCTATCTGATCCGCGTTATCGAATGGTGGAAGACAAGTGAAGCGCCAGGCACATTCCGGCTTGATGTTGGCGTGCTGGATACCGGCATTACCGAGGAAATGTATAACGAGCTGGAGCGCCTGATAGCGGATGCCAAACCGTGCAGCCGTCATCTGATTGGGCTTTCCATTAACCTCGATGCCAGCGGTGCTATCCCGGTTGCCGTCGCCAGCTACAGCGGTGACGAGCTGACCGTTTACCCCTACACCCCTGAACTTATCAGCGTCGGCGGGCCGGTCTATTCCGGTGCGGCGGTGCATCTTATCGACCTGACGGAAGTAAGCGCATGACAACAAAATATTTTGCCCTGCTGACCAATCAGGGCGCGGCTAAGCTGGCGAACGCCGCCGCGCTCGGCACCAAAGTAGACCTCAAGGAAATGGCCGTCGGTGACGGTGGCGGCACGCTGCCAACGCCCGACCCGGCGCAGACGAAGCTTATCGGTGAGAAACGTCGCGCACAGCTTAACTCGCTGTCGATTGATGCGGCGAACAGCAGCCAGATTATTGCAGAGCAGATAATCCCGGAGAGCGAGGGCGGTTTCTGGATTCGTGAAATTGGTCTCTATGACGCTGACGGCGTACTGATTGCGGTGGCGAACTGCGCAGAGACCTACAAGCCGCAGCTTGCCGAGGGCAGCGGGCGTACGCAGACGGTGCGCATGATTATTATCGTGAACAGCACCAGCGCCGTAACGCTGAAAATTGATCCGTCCGTTGTGCTGGCGACGCGTAAATACGTGGATGATGCGGTGATCGAGGTAAAAGCCTACACCGATAGCGTGATGAAAAAGCATATTGATGCTGCCAATCCGCATGAGCAGTATCTGCAAACGGCCAATGCGCTGTCAGAAATCAAAGATGCAAAACTGGTGGCAAAGCTGCTGGAAAATCTCGGCCTTGCCGAGAGTTTTAAGGGCCGCTTTATCGGGCGTCAGCTTTTCACCACGCCCGGTGCGATCAGCTACAAGCCCACGCCGGGAACGAAGCGAATCAAAATCATCATCACCGGCGGCGGCGCACGCGGATACGGTTTTCTGGGCTGGGGGTCGGACTACCGCGCACGCGGTGCGGGCGGCGGTGCGGGTGCTACCGCGATTGCCTGGCTGGATGTTGACGACACTAAAACCTATCCGGGCGTGGTGGGCCGTGGCGGTGACGACACGCTAACGCAGACCAGCAGCACGTTCAACGGTGTGTTGACGGCAGCTAACGGTGCCGTTCCCGCAACTGGCGGTGACGGGGGGCGCGGTGGTGTTGCCGTCGGTGGAGAAATCAATCTTCAGGGCGGTGACGGCAGTGATTCACCGGGACTTATTAGTGCAACCACTAACGTTTATCGCGGCGGTTCCGGTGATGGCGGCGTAAGTTACTGGGGCGGAGGTATCCGCAGTTCAGAGAATGCAACGCTTGGCCGACAGGTATCTTTTGGCATGGGTGGAGGGGGCAGCACTCGCGATAATCCGTTTGTTGGAAACTTTGGCTCTCACGGCGTGATTTATATTGAGGAGTACACCTGATGAAAACGTATGCCCGTATTGAGGAGCAGCGCGTCGAGGAAATCGTCTCGCTCAACGTGAAGCCTGAAAAGCTCTATCACCCGTCGCTGGTATGGGTGGACATTACCGAACTGGCTGAGCAACCGGACGTGAATTACCTCTACAGCGATGGCGTATTTACCGCGCCTGTCATTGAAGCAGAGGACGCCGTATTTCTCGCCAGTAGCCGACTGGCCGCAGAAATGGACGATGCCAACCGGACGATGGCTCCTCTCCAGGATGCGGTTGATATCAGTATGGCGACGGACCAAGAAACAACGCGGCTCGCTGAGTGGAAAAAGTACCGCGTAATGCTGAGTCGGATTGATGTAACGGCAGCACCTGATATCGACTGGCCGGAAAAGCCAGCGTGAAGTTGAAAGCCCTGCGGGGCTTTTCTTTTGTCCGTTGAGCCATCAGTAAACCGCAACCGAATGCACCGCTCCGCCTGAGCTGACACCCTGAGCACACCTTTAACCAGGAGTGCAACAGATGGCAGATTATCACCACGGTGTCCGCGTCGTCGAAATCAACGACGGCACGCGCACCATCTCCACCGTATCAACCGCGATCGTCGGCATGGTATGCACCGCGCAGGATGCGGACGCGGCAACGTTCCCGCTTAACACGCCGGTACTGATCACCAACGTGCAGGGCGCAGTGGGCAAAGCTGGCGTGAAAGGCACGCTCTCTGCCTCGCTACAGGCTATCGCCGATCAGTCAAAGCCCGTCACAGTCGTGGTGCGCGTGGCAGAAGGCGCGGACGAAGCCGAAACCATTTCCAATATCATTGGCGGCACCGACGAAAACGGCCAGTACACCGGCATGAAAGCGCTGCTCGCCGCGCAGACGCAACTCAATGTCAAGCCGCGCATCCTCGGCGTGCCGGGCCTCGACTCGCTGGAAGTTGCCACCGCGCTAGCCAGCATCGCGCAGCAACTGCGCGCCTTCGCCTATGTGTCGGCGTGGGAGTGCAAAACCATTTCCGAAACCCGCCTGTATCGCGACAACTTCAGCCAGCGTGAGCTGATGGTGATCTGGCCGGATTTCCTCGCATGGAATACCACCGCAAATAAATCCGACGTTGCTTACGCCACCGCCCGCGCGCTGGGCCTGCGCGCCAAAATCGACAACGACACCGGCTGGCATAAAACTCTGTCGAACGTTGGCGTAAACGGCGTGACCGGTATTTCGGCGTCGGTGTTCTGGGATTTGCAGCAGACCGGCACAGATGCCGACCTGTTGAACCAGGCGGACGTCACCACGCTGATCCGTAAAGACGGCTTCCGCTTCTGGGGCAACCGTACCTGCAGCGACGATCCCCTGTTCCAGTTCGAGAACTACACCCGCACCGCGCAGGTGCTGGCCGACACAATGGCCGAAGCGCATATGTGGGCGGTTGATAAGCCGCTTACGCCGGTACTGGTGCGCGAAATTATTGCGGGCATCAACGCGAAATTCCGCGAGCTGGTCAACGCCGGTTATCTGCTGGGCGCGTCCGCCTGGTACGACGAAAGCGCCAACGATAAAGACACCCTGAAAGCGGGCAAGCTCTTTATTGATTACGACTACACGCCGGTGCCGCCGCTGGAAGACCTGACGTTACGCCAGCGCATCACCGACACCTATCTGGCGAGCTTCGCCGCATCCGTCAACAGCTAAGGAGCCGGATAAATGGCACTGCCACGCAAACTAAAGGCGATGAACCTTTTCAACGATGCAAACAGTTATCAGGGCATCGTCACCGCCGTCACGCTGCCGAAGCTGGCGCGCAAGCTCGATCCGTACCGTGCAGGCGGCATGAGCGGCGCGGCGCACATCGACAATGGTCTGGAAGATGACGCACTCGATGTGGAATGGAGTATCGGCGGTATGGATGAGCTGGTACTCACGCAATGGGGTGCATCTGCCGTGCCGCTGCGTTTCACCGGCTCTTATCAGCGCGACGATACCGGCGAAGAGATCGCGGTAGAGGTTGAGGTGCGCGGGAAGCACCAGAGCTTTGACTTTGGCGAAGCCAAACAGGGCGAAGACACCGAAACCAAAATCACCTCGAAGTGCACCTACTACAAACTGACGTGGAGCGGCAAAGAGCTGATCGAAATCGACACCATCAACATGGTGGAGAAGGTAAACGGCGTTGACCGCCTCGAACAGCGCCGCAAAAACATCGGCCTGGTATAAACCTGCAACCAGCGCCAGTGCGGCGCTGACTTAATTGAAGAGATAACCAAGATGGAACAGAACGAAAACACCGTGGCATTTGAAACTCCGCTTAAGCGTGGTGAAAGCGAAATCAAACAGGTTGAACTGATTAAACCAACGGCTGGAAGTCTGCGAGGCGTGCGCCTGGCCGACCTGTGTCAGTCAGACGTTGACGCGCTGCTGACCGTTTTACCTCGCATCACCCTGCCCTCACTCACTAAGGCTGAGTGCAACGCCCTCGACCCGATTGACCTGATTTCACTCGGTGGCAAGGTGATTGGTTTTTTGCAGACGAAGTCGGACGAATAGAGTGGCCTACAGGCCTAACGGTCAATGACCTGATTGCCGACATTGCCACAATCTTTCATTGGCCTCCTTCTGAAATGTACGACATGCCGCTGGCCGAGCTGATGGATTGGCGGCATAAAGCTTTTATCCGCAGCGGAGCAAACCCGGATGAGCAATAACCTTAGAGTACAGGTGCTGCTGAACGCGGTAGACAAAGCTTCTCGCCCCTTCAAAGCTATCGAGCGAGCCACCAAAGGGCTTGCCACTGAGATCCGCCAGACTCAGAACAACATCAAAGCCCTCGATGCGCAGGCGGGTAAAATCGAGGGGTTCCGCAAGACCAGCGCGCAGCTTGCTGTCACCCAGCAGAAACTCAAAGATGCCAGGGCCGAAGCGGCAGCGCTGGCGGTGGCATTCAGAAGCACCGAGCGCCCAACGGCACAGCAGGCACGTGCACTTGAAAAGGCTAAGCAGGCAGCGGCAGAGCTACAAACCAAGTCGAACTCTTTGCGCCTGTCAGTTCAGCAGCAGCGCGAGTCTCTTAAAGCCGCTGGTATTTCCACGCGCAATCTCAGCAGTGAACAACAGCGTTTAAAAAGTGCTTCAGCACAAGCAACACTAGCCCTGGGCCGACAGAAACAAGAGCTGCAGCGCCTTAATGCTCAGCAGGAGAGATTAAACCGAACCAGCGAACGTTATCGCCGTGGGCAGGAGCTGTCGGCGAAAGTGCGCAATACCGGCGCGGCGGGATTTGCCGGTGGTAGCGCTGCACTCTATGCCGAAGGCAGGCTGATTGCGCCGGGTATGGAGTTCGATAAGCAGATGTCAGAAACGCAGGCGCTGCTCGACACCGGCAAAAATGATCCCAAGCTAGCCGCAATTCGACAGCAGGCGCGCGATATTGGCGGCAGTACGGCGTTCTCACCTACTGACGTTGCGCGTACACAGAGCACGCTGGCCCGTTCCGGCTACGATGCCGACGCCATCCTGGCGTCAACGGAATCGACGGTAAACCTGTCACTGGCGTCAAAGGTCGATATTGCCGAGGCGGCTGACATCGTTACCAACATGCAGACCGCTTTCAAAATTCCGATGGCGGAGATCCAGCGCGTTTCCGACGTAATGACGAAGGGTTTCACCAAGTCCAATACCAACTTACTTGAGCTGGGCGAGGCAATGAAATACGTCGCGCCGGTTGCGCGCGCGGCTGGTGCCAGCATCGAAGACACCACCGCCATGCTTGGTGTGATGGCAGATAACGGCATCAAAGGTTCGATGGCGGGAACAGGTGGCAGCGTTATTTTCACCCGATTACAGGCGCCAACTGGCAGAACGTCTGCCGCCCTGGGCGAGTTGGGAGTTAAAACCCGCGACAGCAAAGGCAACATGCTGCCGGTTTTTGGCATCCTAAAAAGTATTGATGCCTCTTTCAAAAAGAACCGGCTCGGCACAGCGCAGCAGGCGGAGTACATCAAGACTATTTTTGGCGAAGAAGCGATGAAAAGTGCCATTAACCTTATCGACGCAGCCGGGAACGGTAAGCTTGATGAAAAGCGCGGCTACCTGATGAGCGCAGGCGGAGCTGCTAAGCAAGTGGCAAGCGTCCAGGTTGATAACCTTGATGGCGATCTGCTCAACCTTTCATCGGCATGGGAAGACGTGCGGATTGAGGAATTTGAACAGCAAGACAAATCCCTTCGCAAGCTGACGACCACCGCCAACAAATGGCTTATCACCGCTGGCAATTGGGTGAAAACCAATCCTGAGCTGACAACCAAAATCGTTATGCTGACCGGCGCGGCAACCGCGCTAGTTGCCGGGCTGGGATTGATTGGTTTAGTGGCATGGCCGGTCGTTGCGGGAATTAACGCATTGATCGCAGGCGCGGCTTTTCTTGGCACAGCATTCACCATCGCTGGCGGCGCAATAACAGCGGCGCTTGGTTTAATCACGCTGCCGGTCGTTGCTGCCGTGGCGGCCGTCGTGGCTGGTGCATTGATGATCCGCAAATATTGGGAGCCTATCAGCGCATTTATGGCAGGCGTTGCTGAAGGATTTACCGCCGCAATGGGGCCAATCAGCGAATCATTTGGCTCGCTAAAACCGCCGTTTGAATGGCTGGGCGGCAAGGTCAAAGAGCTTTGGGAATGGTTTGGCAAGCTGCTGGATCCGGTTAAGTCCACGCAGTCGGAGCTGGCCTCTGCCGGTGAGATGGGTAAGAAGTTCGGCAACATGCTGGCGGAGGCTTTGAAGATACCAGGAGAAGCGCTTGATCAGCTGCGCGGTGGTATTGATTGGGTGCTGGAAAAACTCGGCATCATCGACACCAAATCTGATGGTCTGAAAGACAAAGTCCCCTCACCTGATCCGATAGCAACGGGCGGCGCTGGCGTAAATACGGGCGGGTTGCAATACAGCCTGGCAACTGGCGGTGCACCTTATCGACCCGTGTCGGCGCCATCCGCAGGTGGCGGATTTACCGATCGCAGCCAGAACAGTTATCAGTATGAAATCAACATGCATGAAGGGATGAGCAAAGACGATGCGCTGGCACTTATGGCGCAGCATCAGGCGCGTGAGCAGCGTAACCGACAGGCGCAGAATCGCAGCAAAATGAGCTGGGAGGATTAAGCGATGATGATGATCTACGGCATGATGCCGTTTATGCGACAGACGCTGCCTTATGGCGAACTGCAGCAGAACATCGATTACCGCTGGCCGACTAACAACCGTGTTGGTCAGCGACCGGCGGCGCAGTTCATTGGGCCGGGTGACGAAAAAATTACGCTGTCGGGAGAACTTCGACCCGAGATTACTGGCGGTGCCATTTCTCTGATGACGATTCGACTGCTGGCCGATCAGGGAATGGCATGGCCGCTTATTGGTGGCAGCGGCATGATTTATGGCATGTACGTTATCGAGAGCATTTCGAATACCCACAGCGAATTTTTCCCTAACGGCACGGCCAGCAAAATCATGTTTACGCTAAGCCTCTTGCGTGTGGATGAGTCTCTTACGTCAATGTTTGGCGATCTGAAAAAACAGGCTGATGGGCTTATCAGCGGTGCAGGAAATCTGCCAGGGCAAATCACATCGGCCATCGGCAGCGTTAAGTCAGCGGCAGGCAATCTCATTTCACAGGCGGGAGGGTTGATCGGATGACCGATATCAGTGGCCTGCCGGTGCAGATGGGTGCGCGGTTAACACCTGATTTTATGCTGACGGTGAATTCAAAAGACGTCACAGCGAACATTCGTGATCGCCTGATATCACTCACGCTGACCGATAACCGCGGCTTTGAGGCTGACCAGCTTGACGTCGAGCTGGACGACGCAGACGGCCAACTGGCGATGCCAGTACGTGGCGCTGTGGTAACGCTGTTTCTCGGCTGGAAAGGACAAGCGCTAATCGGTAAAGGGAGTTTTACCGTTGATGAGGTCGAGCACCACGGCGCGCCGGATACCATGACGATTCGCGCCCGCAGTGCTGATTTTCGCGGCTCGCTGAATTCACGCCGCGAAGTGTCCTACCACGAAACAACCCTGGGCGATATTGTCACGCAGATTGCCGGTCGCAATAAACTTAAACCTATGCTGGCCGATGGCTTTGCCGGGATTGCGGTGGCGCATATTGACCAGACACAGGAGACCGATGCCAAATTTCTGACGCGCCTTGCCACGCTCTATGGTGCGGTGGCCGCTGTAAAAGCCGGTCGCCTGTTGTTTATCCGTCCGGGTAATGGCGTCACCATAAGCGGCAAACCCATCCCACAGATGAACATCACGCGTAAAGATGGTGATCGGCACACTTTCAGCATCGCTGACCGTGGCGCCTATACCGGCGTATCGGCAAGCTGGCTTCACACCAAAGACCCAAAGCCAAAGAAAGTGAAGCTACAACGCAAAACGAAAGTGCGGCAGCTTCGCGCGTTGGAACATCCTGCAGCGAAGAAATCAAAAGCAAAGGCGGCTAAACCACCGGAGGCGAAAGAAGGCGATTACCTGGCAGGCAGCGAAGACAACGTGTTTTCATTAACAACAGTCTATTCCAGCAAAGCTACGGCGATGCGCGCCGCTAAAGCTAAGTGGGAAAAGCTACAGCGTGGCGTGGCTGAGTTCTCGCTTACGCTGGCAATGGGGCGAGCTGATCTCTATCCCGAAACACCGGTCAAAGTCAGCGGCTTTAAATCGGTGATCGATGCGCAGCCGTGGCTCATAAGTAAGGTGACGCATAGCCTGAGCAACAACGGCTACACCACACAACTCGATTTTGAGGTGCTGCTCACCGACATTGAATATCAGTCAGAGTCAGAGGGTGAAACGGAAAGCGGCTAATTAGGCTGTAATTTGCAAACCGGGATTTGCTTATTCAAAATTAGCCTCAATCGCCCTGCTTTACTTGCTAAGGATTTCAACATGATGCATTGCCCGTTATGCCAAACGGCGGCTCACGCCAAGAGCAGCCGTTACGTCTCTAAAGAGACGAAAGAACGCTATCACCAGTGCCAGAATATTAATTGCAGCTGCACCTTCAAAACCCTTGAGTCAGTTGCAGGAATCATTGTTTCGCCCGGCCAGGTAAACAAGGTTCCGCTCTACTCTAATCAACAACATCAACCGTCGCTACTCCACTAATTTAGCCCGCTTACGCGGGCTTTTTCATGTTTACTTTCTGATAAACAAACATTGAAAACTGTTTTTATATACAGTAATTTAGCGCCATTTTTTGTAATGGAGCTTGGTCATGGCAATCAGAAAGTTGAGCACCGGAAAATGGTTGTGCGAGTGCTATCTCAACGGGCGCGACGGCAAACGCGTCAGGCGCCAATTTAAAACCCGCGCCGAAGCGATCGCCTTCGAGCAATACACTCTCGACGAGATGAAAGCAAAGCCGTGGCTGGCAGAAAAAGAGGATAAGCGCAGATTAAACGAGCTGGTTGAGCTGTGGTACAAATTGCATGGACGCGCCCTAAGCGATAACAAAGGCCGCCTGGCAAAGCTCTATATCATCAGCAATGGAATGGGAAATCCTGTTGCATCCGAGATAACAGCAAAGGATTGGGCACACTATCGTGATGACCGGTTGGAAGGCAAAATTCAGAACGGTTATAAGACTAGCTTGAAATCATTGAAAGTCTCGCCTGGCACCGTTAACTGTGAGCATGCATTCCTGCGCGCGTTGTTTAACGAACTGGAGCGACTCGGTGAAATCTCTTACCCCAACCCGCTCAAAAACATTCGTGAATTTGACCAGCCAGAAAAAGAAATGGCTTGGCTGACCGGTGAGCAAATACAAAAACTTTTTGCTGCCTGTAAAGTTCACGGCAACGATGACCTGACACTCATAATTAAAATCTGCCTTTCAACTGGATGCCGCTGGAGTGAAGCAGCATCATTAAAGGCGACTCAACTTTCCCCGAATAAACTCACCTTCATCAATACCAAAGGGAAAAAGAATCGCTCTGTGCCGATCAGCGATGAACTGTATAAAGAATTGAAGGAAAGGAAAGACCGTTATTTTAACGAGTGCTATCGCCAGTTTTACCGCGTCATTCGTCTGGCAGGCATCGAGTTGCCTGAGGGACAAATGAGTCACGTCCTGCGACACAGCTTCGCCAGTCACTTTATGATGGCCGGGGGAAACATCATCGTTCTGCAGCGCATCCTTGGACACTCAGATATCAGGGTAACAATGCGGTACGCGCATTTTGCTCCAGATCATCTTGAAGACGCGATCAAGTTAAACCCAATTGCAAATTCGATTTGCTGAGCGAATAATCGCCCCTATGTTTATTGGGGGTAAGAAAGGTATTAAATGAAACTTGGAAAATTAAGTTCGGTTTTAGTAGCCATCACTATGCTCGCAGGTTGCGCAACCAGCATGTCGGAAAGAGCTTCTCGCGTACAAATCATCTCCGCTGATGATGCAAAACAATATCAATTCGTCGCTAACTTAACGGGATCTTCCACCCTGACCGGAGTAGCCAGGCATACCGGTTATCAGAATGCATTGAATGAGGTATTAGATAAAGCTGCTACAGCTGGCGCGCAATACATAGTTCTCGATCCTAATAGTGCGCCATCGTATTGGACAACCAGTGAAGTTGTCAGGGCAACAGCTTACAAGAATAAATAACAGCTAATGTAGTTCGAAATAGATGACTACAAGCACGTTCCGCCACTGTTGAGTACCGGACTTTGGCGGTTAGAGAGTGGCGGTAAAGTGGCGGCACAGGCTCCAACAGAGTAGAACAGAAGGCAACAGGATGGGGTTTAACTCATTGATTTTACGATAAGTCATTGATGCCAAATACTAAACAAAAAAAGACCGAATACGATTCCTATATTCGGTCCAGGGAAATGGCTCTCAAGGAGCCGTGCGCTAAAAGTTGGCATTTATGAAGGCGATGTCGCCTTGCCATTTAACATTAGAACAGCGCGGTG